ATGTTTAATTCCTTGATTGCGATGTTTTTAACGAGGGACATGCGCCTCTCAGTTAAAAGGAATGTCGTCCATCTCCTCTAACTCCTTGACCGTCTGACTGATGGCCGTGGTCGGCTTGAACGTCGCAGGAGGGGGTTCCGTAACTGCCTTGCTATCTCCTCCGGTCTTCGCCTTCGGTTCCCCGTACATCTTGACCTCATTCTTCGCGGGGTACTCCCCGGCGGGAACGATTTTGATCTGCACCTTCCCGGCGGTGTTCAGGCAGTCGTAGGAGGTATATTCCCCTGCCTCGTATGCCGTCCGAGTGTTGGTGGTGACTGCGAAGGAGAGAAGCTTCGGAAGGAATGCTTCCAAGAGGTAATCAGTCACAAAACGATAACCGCCGTTGAGATCATAGACTTTCAACTTCAGGACGATCATCTCGTTTCCCGACTTGCTGGTTTTGTTCTCGGCTTCGATGACCTCGAAGTCGTAAGTGCCTTCTGGAAGCAATCCGTCGATTGCTAACTCTTCCTCATTTTTCGGTGTGAATTTCATGGGTGTTTTTCTGTGTGTTTTTGGTTTGGGTTCTGAGTCAAGACGGGTTTGTTTAGTTGAGCTTTTTCTTTAGGTAGGTGGTCCATTTCTGGATCTGTTCGGAAGTCATTTCCTCCCAGCTATCGACGGAAGCCTTTGTAAATCCCTTGGCGATTTCCTCTTCAGAAACCTTGATGATCTCAAGAAGACGCTTCACCTCGGAAACCTCTTCCGGGGTCGCAAGCGTGAGGGGGATAACCTCCGCCTCGATGAAGTCTTTTCCGTACCGCTCGCCAAACTCGGTGTAGTCTAGGGCGAAAGACTCACCCTCTGGAAATCCGGTGAGGCGTGATTTACGAACGATCCCGATGCGAGAATTTCCGCGCTTCTGGACCCAGACTGTCAAGTCGAGTTCATATATGAGCTTGTCCCAGCAATCTGCCGTCTTGCCGATTTCGGATCTCTGCCCCGTTTTGGCGTCAAGGCCCCACTCGGTAGCCTCGTGAGCGATGAAGATCACGTTCATATCCAGCTTCATGATATTCATCACGAGCGAGCGCATCGCAGCGACTGCTGGCTTCTTGGATGCTCCAAAAGCGTCCTTGTCTCCAAGGCGTTCTGCCTCATTAGCAACCGATGTCTGGAAGAGCTTCGTGATCGAATCAAAGATCAGCGTCTTAAATTGGTGAGGCTGAGAGGCGAGGGCCTTGACTTGACCGATGACGGTTGCGAAGTCGAGGGAGCCTTCCTCTGGTCCCATGTATGCGCCCCCGGCGTTCTCTAACTTCTTCTGGTAGTGGGCAAGATCCGCGCCCCCTTCGGTGTCTAGGTAATAGGGAGCAGGGAAATCAAGACTGATCCAAGTCTTTCCGACTCCCGAAGGGCCGAAGAAAAGAGCCTTGAAATGTCCCTGTTGTACGGGTTTTGGCTTACGAGCCAAGAGTTTGGGTGTTGCTGTCATGTGATGGTGGGTGTTGGTTGTCGGTTGGTGGGTTGTAGTTAAATTGCAATCGGAGCGGCTTCGGCGTTTCCTTCTTCCCGGACTCGCAGTTGTTTGATTGTTTGACCTTTTCGGCGACCGTTCCAGCACTTGATAAAAAGCGCAAAAATGTATCCATCGGAAAGGTTTGCTTTCATGATTGAGTTTTTAATAAGCCTCTCTCTCAAAACCCTCTCAGGGTCATCTTCCTTAAGTCCAACTCCCGTGTGGAGCTTCTCCATGAACAAGTTCGCTTCGGGAATACTTAAACATGAAAAAATATAATGGGTTGAGGCAACAACAGCGTCAGGTGCAATGCTGGCTTTAGTTCGCAATCGGTAAGCATTTTTTACCGACTCAACAATACACGGAGATAAAAGAGAGTTTTTCGTGTATTGTTGAGCAATCAAGAGGACCTCCTCGTTTGTGTGCCTTTTTCCTCGGAAGTTTCTTCCGCTAAAGTAGTTGTCAACAATTCGGCAGACTGCCGCGAGCCTGTTTGTGTTTGCGAATCCGGCGATCGAAAGAACATCTGATGCTGCTCTAGTTTTGCTTACTCCCATGGACGTAAATGCTGAATTATCAATTCCGCGAACAACAAGGGCTTGGATCGTTGCGCCAGACTCAACAACCGCAACTAATCGGTGTTGCCCGTCTAGAAGCCTGTCCTCAGAAAAGATTATTGGCTCACCTGTCATTTTCCATTGACCGCACTTCATCTGGTCGGCCAAGAACTTAATTTGTCTTTTGGAGGTCGGCCTGTTGTTGGTGTTTAGTGATAGATACACCGAAGCAAGTTCTGGCGTTATCGTTTCTATATGCGTGGTAGTTTTCATGGTGATGGTTACTTTTTTCGGGTTAGTCCCTTGGCTTTATTGCTTTGGGAAAGTGGGAGCCGATGCCGAAGGGAAGTTCGGAGGGCAAGTTGTGCGAAACTTCGGGATTTCATGCCTAAGCGTGAAGCGAAGGGCCGAAAGAAATGCTACCCAGTTAAGACAAGGACGATCCCCGTTGTATTCGCGTGCCGGTGTCCAGAATGGACGCTTTCCGCTGAAGCGAAGCGCGGCGGTGAGAGTGGAATCCTTCATCGTGCGAACTCCTCGATCTGCTTGTTTTGCTCGGCAATCTTCTCCTTCAGGAGATCAATATACTTGCCATGCCATTTCTCCGTTTCTGCGATCTGGGCGAGGAACATCCTCTCCCATCCCTTGATGATCGACTGCCAGACTTCAACTGAGTGCGTTGGGTCAATCATTTGCGAAAGCGGTGCAGGATGAGGGCGATGATGTCGGCAGCTTCCTCGCGAGCGAGGAAGAGGACTGATCCGGTGATAAGTGAGAGGATTGCGAAGAAGTTCATTTGGAGGCGCGGATGATTTGGGCTGTTCTCTCCCGCTTGACTCTCCGTGAGAGAGCAGAGGAGAAATTTGCAAACGAGGGATTCACGTTTGCCCCGTGTTCTTTGAGAAAGTCGTAAATCGCCCTGTAGGAGTACCCTTTGGCGATCAGAGCAATCGCGGCGGGGAGAATGGGACCGATTAAAGAGCGGTCTGTTTGTGGGGCCGCCATTGCAGCTTCTAGGAGTGATTCGCTCATGATCTTGGGGTTAGGAAAAAGAGGGTGATTAGGGATGCGAGGATTAGGGCGTTCAGCGCGATTTCCTTCATGCCTCTTGAAGTGCTTTTGTTAGGAGTTCGCGGACATAGCCCGAAAGACTCTTGCCTTGAGAGAATGCTGTCTTCCTTGCGTCCTTAATGAGATCGGAAGGAAGTGATATTCCTGAGTTGATCGCCCGTTGTGTTGCTTTTTGCTTTGCTCTTGCCATGCACAAGTTCTGTCATGTTTTGTCAAAACATGACAAGAAGAAATCTAAGCAAAAGCGCAATGAATCAAATTTTGACAATTTTTGAACAGGTGCCAAAATGTTGTTGACGTGAAAGCAAACCCAACAGGAAGCAAGAACGCGGGGATATCCCTGACACCTGCCCTTATTGAAAAAGGAAAGCAGCGTGCCGAGTTTCTTGGCTTGAACTGGTCAAATTTTGTGTCCCAACTGATAACGGAAGCTGTTTCAGAAATCAAAGTCCCTAAACCGCGCATCAAAAAAACAAAGGCTCCCCCAGTAAACCCCGAGGTGCTCCCTCAAGCGAAAAAAGCGGCCAGACGGTAATGCTGCTTTTCCCTTGTGGGAGCGAAGTCCCGCATGGGTTAACTCATGAGCATATAAAAAAAGGACGACCAATGACTCAGCTTTTGCTCTTGCCTGTTAGCGAGAGCGTGAGACGTTGTACCCCGAACGGGGAACGGGGAACGGGGAACGGGGAACGGGGAACGGGGAACGGGGAACGGGGAACGGGGAACGGGGAACGGGGAACGGGTTGGGCTTAGAAAATTGCTTTTAGGACAAGCACGATAACAACAATCATCACCGCCCAACCTAAAGCTACTTTCCCGAACTCTTTGGCTTTCTGCTCAAACCCCTTTGCCTTCCATTCCCTTTTCCGCTGTAGCTCCCAAGACTTCTCCATCTGCTCATAAGACCTCCCGTCATCCTCGTAAAGATCTGGGTGCAAATCGTACTTCTCCAGATCCCACGCCTTGAGGTCATCACTGAATAATGGATCCCCTTGAATTTCGTCCAATGCCTCCCCGGCTTCCTCCCTTGTGGTAGGCCAGTTGATCTTCAGATACGCAAGTTTTGCCCTCTGTTTCGGTGAAGGCCCCTTGGTGAGTCTGTTGAGCAGTTCGGACGCTTCCATCTTGGTTACCGGAACATTCTCCCCAAACTCTCGGATAAAAGCCGCTTGTCGAGGCGTCACAGGTTCATTCCTAGCAACCTCCAACAAGTGATCTGCTATCAGCTTCTTTGCCTCCTCTGAGGTTTCGGGAACTGGAATCCCAAAGCCTTGCAATTTTTCTGCCTGGAGCTTGGTAATCTTTCGAGGTTTGGAGGTCATAGTATGAAGGCAAAGGTCTTCATGCCATGTATTACACTCTTACCCCTAACAATGGTCAAGTCTTCGCTCCCCTGCCCTTCCCAGCCCGGCTCTCGCGCTTCCGTGCCGCCATCTCCGCAAGCCATGCAGGATCGGACGCTTTCTCCGCATACCAGAGGGCCTTCCGCTTCGCCTCGGCATCACGAAACCGCTGGTTTGACGTGTACCGCTGAGCATAGCTCTTCCGATTGTAGCGGGTCGCGTAGGTCTTGCGCTTTTTTGGATCTGCGAAGGGCATGGCTGATTTATAGTCTCATAGGAAACGCTTTTCAATTTTGGAACATCGAAAGAATTAAGGAAAAAGCGGATGGAGAGAGGGTGATTGTGATAACTTTTGGTGTCAAAACCACCCTCTCCAAACCATCTAACAGAGTAAATACCAGCGGTCGGGTTCGAACCGACACATTGTCCAGCTGAAGGGGCTACAGAGAAAAACGTACCATTTTTAGACTGAAATGACCCTTTACGGTGTCAACTTTCGGTGATAACTTTTTCTCTATGGCTTCCGTACAGAAAAACCCCAACTCTCCCTTTTGGGTCGCTAGACTCAAAATATGGAAACCCCTACCGGATCACCCGGACGGTGGATATTTTAGCAGGACCGCCAAAAGCACCAAGGTTCCGATCACCTCAACCAAAAAGGAAGCCCTGCGAGTAGCAGACGAAATGGAACGGCTTTCGGTGGAGGCAAAGGATTCTCCCACCATGACAAGGGGGATCTTTGAAAAGCGGGTTGAGTCGATGCTTCGGGCCGCTGGGGTAGAAGTACCCCTCAAAATAACAACATGGAAAGAATTCTCCGCTCTCTTCATGGATGAATGCACCGGGAGTCCCGGAACGCTCTCTCAATACCGAGGCCAGATCAAAAAGTTTGCCGACTTTATCGGGGCGAGGACAAACCGTGATCTTCGGGAGCTGGCACATAAGGACATCTCGGAGTTTTACCGAGGGATGCTGGCGAGTGGATTGACCGGGACCACTTCAAGAGCCACCACAAAGACGGTGAAATCCATTTTGGAACGTGCGCGGTTACTTGGCTACATCGACACCAATCCCGCCGCATTGGTCAAAATGGAAACAGGAAACGCCGTCACGGATTCCAGCCGTGAACCGTTTGAAGTCTCAGAGATTCGCAGGATGCTTTCGGGATTCCTCACCCCAGAGGGCGAAACGGTTCCTGCCCTTGCGGGGGAGGAAAGGATTCACTTCCTCTTTGGCCTCACCTATGGACTCCGGGCAAAAGATGCTGCCTGTAGGAAATTTGAAGAGATCACTCAAGAGGGGGATTTCCGAATCATTGAATTTGTACCCCAGAAGAAAAAGCGGATGGGGAAGATGATCCGCCTCCCGCTTGTCGGGGAGCTGGCAACGCTCATTCCCGCCAAGGGCAAAGGCTACATCACACCCACCCTGGCATCTCGGAAACACCCTTCTCGTTGGTTAGAAAATTCGATGAAGTCGGCGGGGATTGACCGTAAGATCACGGAGGGAACAGGCAAGGGAAGAGCGGTTGCCGCCAAGACGTTCCACTCCCTGCGTCATACAGCATCGACTTGGCTTATGCAATCGGGAGCAGACCAGCGGATGAGGCAGCTCATCGTTGACCATGATGACCCTCGGATGAATGCGAAATATACTCACGCCTCGGTGATTGAGATTGGGAAGGCCCTTGAGAAGACAACGGAGATGTTGACCGATTCCCATGCTCCTCCAAAAGAATCTTCTCCTCTTGAATAATAATTGTTGACGGGTAATCAAGGTGGGGGTATGAATGACCCATGCAAGCAATCATCACTAAATCACAAAAAACCGAATCCGCCGTTTATGTTGAGGCATCATGCGGGAAAGTCTCCGCCCTTGTTGCCTTCTACTCGCACGGAGTCAGGGTCTGCCAACACAACGCCAGCAACCGAGTCTGGAAGGGTTTCGGCAAACTCTACTCCTCGATTGACGAAGCATTGAACAGCTACAAATCGGACGCCATGCGGACAATTATCTTTGCCGCCGCATCGGTCGCCTAACCCACACCCATTCCCCGCCATGCCAAACCGCCGAATAAAAGACCGCGCCAAACTTGAACGGCTAAACCGATTCGCCTCCTATGCTGAAAAGCCTCCTGTGACTGCATGGGTTGCCATGATCAATAATCGCTGGCTCACTGGCGGGAACTTCGGGAGAATCTTAAAATAACCAACTACCATGAAAACAATCACTGGACCAGCTTCCGCTACCGGAAAATTCCACAAATCAGCAGAGGCCCGAAGGCTTCTTTGCCTTGCCGCCTCGGAGATCCTAAAAGATCAACCCGTTTCCAACTTCCAAACCGTCCCTGCCGGTGGCGTGGATGCAAAAGCATTTTGGGACGCCATCCCCGAAGGTCATAAGCGTCGCGGGATCGAGAACGTGCGACAGCTTTCAGCGGCAGCACGTCGGGTGTTTGCTTGGCATTTCCTCTGTGAAAATCTTCATGAAATCTGATCCAAAGCCCAAACACGGAGGCCCCCGAAAGGGGGCGGGTCGCCCTGCGGGGGCAAAGGGCAAGGAGGCGCGGGGTAAGGTTGCCGTGACGCGCTCTGTCTCGATGGACCCCAGCAGTTGGGCGCAGCTCGACAAGGATCGGAAAAATGTTCCGAGGGGCCGCTATATCGAAGACAAGCTGGGGCTGTAAAAGGCAGGGGGGGTAACTCCCCTAGCCCATGCCCAGAACGATCCCCTGCCCCCCAACTGCGGAGGCTTTAGCCTTTTTAGCCTTCCCTGCTTTGCCTCCAGGCTCTTCTCCGTCAATCGTTGTGGTGAAGCCTCCCTTGCCAAAATTGTGTTTTACGCTTTTGATGCACCACGCTCCATTCATCCGGGAGGGGAAGCCTGAGAGGGTAACATTCCCCTCGGCTACCACGTCCGCACGTCCTGCGATGGTGATGCTGATCGAGTTGGCCGCGCGGGTTGTCGCGTCGAGCATGGACTGCCCTGCCGATGTTGCAGTTTGCTCGTCGGGGTAATCGTGCGGATGCTCGTAGTCGGCATTCTCGTCCCCGTTGTCGGGGTCGCCATCTGGATCTTCCTCGGCTACGGTTGTTCCCCCTTCATCCGTTGTAGCAAGCAAAGTGATCCCTTTCTCCGTGTCGTGGAAGCGGGTCTTGACCTTCGAAAACTTGGTTCGGCTTGAAAAGTTTCCCGAATATCTCGACACCTCCGTCTTATCAATCGTCAATCCCCCGATGGCCTTTCCTGTGACGCTCGTTGCCTCTCCCCTCTGAGCAAAGACTAGATGCCCCTGCTTGGGTTTCATCACCGCCTGAAAGTCCCTTGCGATTCGAGTCAGGAGATTCATTCCGCTCTCGTTGGTCTGGTCGAGGTGGGGAAGCGTTACGGAGGCAAGGGAGGGCGAAACCGCCGGGGTCAATCCGCATTCGGCGGCAATCTTTCCTACAAGATCCCCCAAGGAGATGTCATCAAAGCTGCGAGTCCGGCGGGTCTGGAAAGGTTTGAATCCTCCCGTTGCAGAAGTGAAAGGAGCGGCTTTCCCGCTGAAACGGATGCCGTCCGGGGGGCCTTCCATGGTTGCGGAGTCAATGATGAACTCCCCCATTTTTGTCAGGTTGTCCACATAACCGAGCGAGATGGTCAGGGTTTTTCCTGCTTCGGGAACTTCGATCTTCCCATCCTTGTTGGATAGGGAGACCGAACAGGAGTCGGAATTTTCCGTCGAGGTCTCGGTGATTTCAATCGTGATGTCCCGCTGCTCGTAGAGGTGGGTGAAATCCGTTCCCCCGCTCTCGATCTTGAATGCCGGACGCATGGCGAATGACTAGGAAAACAACTGAACGGTTTCAATCGTCCGTTTCGCCACCACGGGAAGGGTGATCAAGATCCCAGCCGGAAAAGTGACGTATTGACCAAGGTCAAGGGCGCGATTCGCTTCCGTGACGGCCTCAACTTGTCCACCTAAAGTGGATCCGTAGTAATTATAACAAATCTGGTCGAGCATATCTCCCTCTTTTGTCCTGTAGATGATTGCGCTCATGGTTGGGGTCTGGATTTAGAGGAGCGCCCCCAGCAAGCCGGAGGCGGATAGGTTGAAGCTGCCGACCTTCTGCATGATCTCGTTGTATTTCTTCAGGGTCACGGTGAACTCGACCCGACGGGGTGTGCCATCCGGCCAAAAAACCGATTGCCCCTCATGGATGGAAGAGACGACGAAAAGCCCGAAGTAATTCCCGCGCCCGGAGATGAGTGGAAGAGGAAGCCCCAGCTCCGCCTGTGTGCGAAGTTGGCTAATTTGCCCCGTTCCACCCTTGAACTCTGGGAGGATCACACCCTGTAGAGTGATGGAGTCCGTGCCGGGTCCGGTATGCTGGAGCAATGGTCCAAGTCCCGTCCTTTCCTGCTCCGGCCAGTTGTATTGAGTCTCGCGGGAAAATTGCTGGTAAGCCGCCGTATCAAGTGAAAAGCGGTAAGCACCAAGTGCGAGCATGACGAAATTCTGGGCCATAGGATTAATTGGTTAATCAAACAAGGCTCCGCTTGCCATTGCGTTCATCCGTCCGTCGAGCTTGTTCATCACCATGTCGGCGACGGAATGGGCATCCATGCCGGGGGCGGCGTTGATATTGAAGTGAAAGACGGGGTTGTAATTCTTGCCGCCAGAGGAAGAGGCTCCTGCGCCTCCGCG